CCTAGACACTGACGACGAGCCGGAGGACGCCGAGTGGCCGAATGTCGGAAGCCACGCCGAGGTCTATAACGACGACTGGATCCACGTTGCATACGGCCAGGAAGTGATCGGCAAGAAGGTTATTGTGCGCTCGCTGTTTACGTCTGGCCGCGGCAACGACTGCGCCGCCGTTGAGCACGACGGTATCTGCTATGTGTTCCGCGTTTCGATGCTTCGCCAGGCACGCTCCGACGAAGACCTGGCGGTTGAGGACATGGCACGCCTTGTGTCAGAGCATTCAACATTGAAGGCGGACGGTCATTACGCTCCGGCAGTAGCCCGCGCCCTGTACCGCGCTGGCTACCGCAAGACCACGGAAGGGGAGTAATGACGCCATGACGAACACACGATTCCAAACGCTCCACGAGATCGGCTGCATCGTCTGCCGGCGGGAGCAGGGCGGCTGGACGCCTGCCGAGATTCACCACCTGAAAGGCAGCCCGTATAGCGGCATGGGTATGAAGGCCAAGGATCACCACACGATCCCGCTGTGCCCGGCACACCACCGGCACGGGCCGCTGGGGTTTCACCACGTCGGCAAGCGCGAATGGGAGGACCGCTACGGTTCGCAGTCGTTTCTGCTGGCCGCCACCAATGAGCTGATTAAGGAGGGCTCATGCTGAAAGTCACCAAGCATGAGGCTGGCGACCTGTGCATGAAGTACCTGCGCCGCCTGGCGACCGTGCCCAAGGACTCGACCACGGACAAGCCGCGTGATCCGGCGCATGCGATGTACATGCAGTGCCTAGACCAGTCCGTGCGTGACCTGTACTCGGCCGACGAGTTGACCCGCCGGGAAGCCTGGGACTTGTTCGAGCGCGACGACAATATCTTCGACCTGCTGGGCATCGAGCCATCGGTAGCCCGCCAGGCCATCGACACCATGATGCGCGCCACACGCGCAAAGGACGTGCCGCATGCGACGCCATCTTGAGGATTCCCACCAGGTCGCGCTGATGAACTGGGCCAAGCTGCTGACCATCCTGGTTGACGGCGAGCCCACGACGCTGGGCGAGTACCTGTTTGCGATACCGAACGGCGGGCGACGCGACAAGCGCGAGGCGGCTAGGCTCAAGCGTTCGGGCGTGAAGGCGGGGGTTCTCGACCTGAACCTGCCGATCAAGGACCGCACCGGGGCCACGCTTTGGGTCGAAATGAAGGCGCCAAAGCCACACGATGCCCGCGTCACGCAAAGCCAGCGCGACTGGATAACCAAGATGCGCCGACTGGGTCACCGGGCCGAGGTCTGCTACGGCTGGGATGACGCGCGCGAGCTAATCATGTCCCACCTGAAACGAGCGGGGTGTATCGCGTGACGGTTTACGTTCCGCCGAACTGCTGGGGCAAAGATCCGATGCTCACCGCCATGGCAACGCAGAAGCGCGAGACACGCCAGCGGCGCAAGCAGGTGAAGGCCGAGGCCATGCGCCGCTACATCGAGCTGGGCGGCACGCTGACCATGAGCAAGATCAAGCGCCGGCAGGACCGGCTTATGCAAGAGCGGCTTCGGGCCGACTTCAACAAGTGGAGGGATAGCTGATGCGAGTGGTTTACAAGCAGAGCTTGGTCGAGCGGATAGCCGAATCTCACGCCTTGGCAAAACGCAAGGGACGTGAGATTGAGCGCGTGGAACTTACCAAGGAGGAAATGGGCCGGCTGATAGATGAAACCATGCCTCATGAGCGCACCGTTGATTTAACGACGGGGATTGCCTCACTCACAACGGACGACGGCACCACCGTATCGGTGTGGGAGGCAAAGTCATGAGCAAGGCATCCCAACGCAAACGATCCGCCTACAACCTGGGCCGTCATGACGCCATGACGTATGGACGCCAGCGGTACAAGAGTCACCCCAACCTGGGCGATTATCGGGCCGGGTTCCTGTCGGTGCATAAGCTGAACCGTGGAGCGCCTGGCCGACCCATCGGCGACGTGGTTTCGGATTATGCGCGCCGACCTGGTGGGCGGTCGCTTCTGGCAAAGGCCAAGGCAGCAATGCGCCGCCTGCCGATTGCCAAGACACTCGCACGCATGCAGGGGTAATCCCATGGACTTCGCCACACCAGGCCACGCCCTGGAGTTCTCCACGGAGCTGATAAACAGCGCCGGGCCTATATCGACGCTGGGCCGATTGCAGGAGCGGCCGACTCGCGGCAGCCAGGAGGGCTATGACCATGCGATCAACATGGCCTACACCGTGTCGGCCGAGTGGGCGGCCCTGGCGCGTGAGATCCGCGTGTCGGCCCTGACGCTAAAGGCATCGCACGGGGTGGCCGAGTCCTCGGAGGCGCGCGAGCTGTTCAACGCCATGGCGCACTGGATTGGGCTTCACTGGCCGCGACTCAACGCGCAGTGCCTTGATCGCATCGCGTCCCTGGCCGTGCTGCAGTACCGCAAGGGCATCGAGGGCGAGGCGCCCGTGCCCATGGCGCAGTACGCCAAGGCGGTCGGAATTACTCGCCAGTCGGCAAGCGAGCCTCGCTGGGCCGAGCCGATCCGTGGAGCCGAGCGCCACGTCGCCATGCACTACCGTTCGGCATCCAAGGCCATGTCTGACCGACTGCGTGACGTGGGCATCGTGGTTCGCCGGTACTGACGTCATGACGTGTTGACGACCTGACGGCCGCATGGTACGTTTCTGCACAGTGGCGCACTTGCCACCAAGCATTCAGTAAGAACAGCCCCGCCAACCGAGCGGGGCTTTTTTGTGGGCGGTCCATGAGCGCAGATTCAATCATCGACGGGATCATCGAGCGGGAAGGCGGTTACGTCGACCACGAGGATGACCGTGGCGGCTGCACGAACTACGGCGTCACGCTGTCGACGTTGCAGCGCGCGCATGGCGATTGGGATATGACCTGCGACGACCCGACCCAGGCCGTGTTCGCGCACGGATGGGCCAACCGCCTTGCCCAATTCATCGAGCGCAGACCGGAGGCATGAGCATGTCGATGGACGCGCTGTTGAAGCTGGCCGAGGTGATCGACGCCTACCGCGCGGTTCCCCGCCTGATGATCGCCGGCTATGCCGTGATGGTCGCCATGAACCTGACGTGGTTTTACGGCCTGGATAACCCCAGCGGCCAGCAGGTCACCGCGTTTTCCGCCGTGCTCGGCCTAGCCGGGGCCATCACCAAGTTCTACGTCGACACCGGCCGGGACTGGCAGAAATGAGGTGGTTGTTCACCAACTGGCGGATTGCGTCGGCCATCGCCGGCCTGGCATCGCTCGCCATCCTGTTCGGCACCTACCGGGCAGCACTGATCGAGCAGGGGCGCGAGGCGTGCCAGGCAGAAGTCGAGGCCGCGACCGCATTGCACCAGGCCATGGCCGACCAGGTCGCCTTGGACTACGAGGCGAGCCGCGCCGATCGCCAGGTCGAAACCCGCCAACGCACCCGAGAGGTTATCCAATATGTGGAGGTCGATAGCGACTGCGATTGGAGCCCTGACGCTTTCCGCATGCTCAACGATGGGCTCGGTGGGGGCGACGCTGCCCGCGAACCTGGCGCAGCCATGCCCGGACCTGCCAACTATCGCATCACCCAGCCAGCATGACACGGCCCGCTGGATCGTGAATACCAAGGCGATGTATTGGGACTGCCAGGAGCGGCAGGCGGCCACCGCGGAGGTCGTGACGAATGAGTAACGAGCCCACCGACGACCGCGTGTTTCACCTGCACCTCAAGGCGTTGGCCGACGGGCAGGAGGCGCTGCGCGACCAGCTCAAGACCACGGACAAGACGATCGAGCGCCGATTCGAGCAGTTGGCCGACGCGATCACGCACCTGGCCAAGCACGACGAGCGCCTTTCCAGCCTCTACGACGGCCACCAGCGCGTCGCGGCAATGATCGAATCGGTCACGTCCCGGCTGGAATCCTTCGAGTACCGCCTGGCACGCCAGGAGGCGATCGAGGAAACCCGGCCGAACACGGCGGAAAACCCGGGCGACATGCAGCCGGCCTATCCGACCAAGAGAAATGCCTGGATCGGCGCCCTGTCGGCAACCGCCGGCATGGTGCTGGGCGCCATCATCATCAAGGGGCTGGGTGTATGAACACCCGCGAACGTGGCAAGGCCATGCGCGAGGAGTTCGTTCGCCTGTTGTTGGCCGACCCGAAACAACGATCCATGAAGGCCGCCGAGGGCGCCGGTTACGCAACCCCGCACGTCGATGGCGCGCGGTTGATGAAGCGTGCCGACGTCCAGGAGGCGATTGCCGAGGCGCGCGAGAAGCGCAACAAGCGCATGGAAGTCAGCCAGGACGAGGTCATCACCGACCTGCGCGAGCTGCGCGATATGTGCATGGCGCGCAAGTCGATGAACAAGCATGTTGTCGTCGAAGGCACCCCGATGGAGGTCGAGGTCAAGGAGTTCAACCCGGCGAGCGCCGCCCGGTCCATCGAGCTACTCGGCAAGCACCTGGGCATGTTCACCGACAAGGTCGAACACAGCGGCATTGTCGGCATCCAGGAAATGATCGACGACGTATCAGGCACCGATAAAGGCAACCCCATGAAGCGGGTAGTGAAGAAGGATGCCGGATAACGACACCGCCGAGGTAAAGCGTCGTCTGGGCGACCAGGCTTGGCGATTGAACAACCTGTACACGATCGAAACGAAGGGCGGCCAGGTCATCCCGTTCCGGATGAATTGGGCGCAAGAGGATCTGTACGAAAGCCTGTGGCATCGCAACCTGATCCTCAAGGCGCGCCAGTTGGGCATGTCGACGTTCATCGGCGTGTTGCAGCTCGATACCGCCCTTTTCAACAAGAACACGCACTGCGGGACGATCGCCCACGACCGGGAATCGGTCGAGGAATTGTTCCAGCGCAACATCAAGGGCGTCTACGACCGACTGCCCGAGTGGTTGCGCCAGGCCGTGCCGGAGGAATCCAGCAGCGCCAAGAAGCTCTCGTTTCCCAACGGGTCGAGCATTCGGGTGGCAACGTCACTGCGCTCCGGGGTGGTGCAGCTCCTGCACGTATCCGAGTTCGGGAAGATATGCGCCAAGTCGCCGGACAAGGCCAAGGAGGTCGTCACCGGCTCGTTCGAGACAGTCGGCCAGGAAGGGTTGATCTTCATCGAGTCGACGGCCGAGGGGCGCGAGGGCTACTTCTACGACTACGCGACCCAGGCGCAGAACAGCCAGGACGCGCAGAAGGAGCTGACTACGCTCGACTGGCGGTTCTTCTTCTATCCGTGGTGGCAGCATCCGGACTACGTCATGTCGCCGCGCGGGGTGGTCATCACCCAGGACCGGCACAAGTATTTCAACGAGATCGAGGCGAAGCTGGGCCGCAAGCTCTCCCCCGAGCGGCGGGCCTGGTACGTCAAGAAGGCCGAGGTGCTCGGCGAGGACATGCTGCGGGAATACCCGAGCTTGCCCGAGGAATCCTTCCAGGAAACCTTGGCCGGCGCCTACTACGGCGACCAGATGAAGCAGGCGCGCAAGGATGGGCGCATCACCCGCGTTCCCGTGGACCCCGGCCTGGCCGTGGATACCTGGTGGGACTTGGGCATGGACGACTCGACCACGATCTGGTTTATCCAGCGCCACGGCATGGAATACCGGGCGGTCGACTACTACGAGAACAACGGCGAGGGCCTGGCCCATTACGCCAAGGTCTTGCAGGACAAGGGATATTCCTACGGCGAACACGTCGCCCCGCACGACATTGCCGTGCGCGAGCTCGGTTCCGGCCAGTCGCGTATCGACCGGGCGCGCGAGCTGGGTATTCGCTTCTCGCAATCGCCCCGCCTGCCGGTGGTCGACGGCATCGAGGAAGTGCGAAACATCATCCCGCTGTGCTGGTTCGACGAGGAAGCCTGCGACGAGGGAATCCGCTCGCTCGAGGCATACCGCAAGGAGTGGGACGAGCGCCTGGGCCGGTATCGGGCCAAGCCATTGCACAACTGGGCAAGTCACGGCGCCGACGCCTTCCGCACAGGGGCGCAGCACCGCGGCAACAGCCGAGCAAAGGCCGTGTCTCGGCCAGTCAAACGAGTCAACGCGACAGGGTGGACCTGATGGAAATCGACCAAGTAGCCATTGCCAAGGGATTCAGCGGCGCGCTGGCCCGGTGGGCTGGTCCGTCCAGTGATCCCAAGGCCGACGCCAACGGCGTGCGCATCCGATACGGGCGCGACAGCGGCGAGCAAAAGCACAAGATTCGTCTTTCCTTCGACACGCCCGACCACTTCGGAATTGCCGTCGTGATCGAGGTCAAGGAGTTCGCCGCCTATCCGGACGGCTACTCGCGCAAGATCCTCGGTGGCGTGAAGCGGCGCATTGACGAGGCACGCAAGGATCGCCAGGACGCGCAGAGCCCGATCATTCTTCCTGCCGGGGTGACGGTCTGATGCAGCTCGGTCTGGTCCAGGTCCAATCGAACGACGACATTGAAGCCGCCGAGCGCAAGCGCGTGGAGCAGGAGCGAGGCGCCCTGCAGCGCGAGCAGTTCGAGTCGATGTTGGCCGGTCACATCAAGAAGCACTGGCACCGCAACAAGCGGGCGAAAGACAAGATCCAGGACAAGATGTTGGCCGCGCTTCGCCAGCGCAACGGCGAGTACGACCCGACGACCCTGGCGCAGATCCGAGAGCAGGGCGGTTCCGAGATATTCATGGGCATCACGGCGACCAAGTGCCGGGCGGCCTACTCGTGGGTGCGGGACATTATCCTCCCCGCCGAGGACAAGGCGTGGCGCCTGCGACCCACGCCCCTGCCGGACCTGCCGCCCGAGCTCCAGCAGATGATCCAGAAGAAGGCCCAAGCCGAGGCCGAGGCCGAGATCCAGCAGATTGCCCAGCAAGTCCAGCAGCAGTTGATGCAGCAGGCGCAGCAGTCCGGGCAGCAGCCCGACCCCCGCCGGGTGCAGCAGGCCATTCAGCAGGCCGTGCAGGCCAAGCAGGAAGAAATCGCCGACCGGCTCAAGAGCGAGGTCAAGCAGGCGTCCAGGAAGCGCAGCAAGGAGGCCGCGCAGAACATGGAGCGTTTGATCGAGGATCAACTGGCCGAAGGCGCCTGGCACGAGGGCATCGAGGAATTCGTCGACGACTTCGTGACGTTCCCGGCCGCCTTCCTCAAGGGGCCGATCCTGCGCCGCCGTCGCAAGCTCCAGTGGGCCAGGGGCATGCAGCCCGTTCACAAGTACGTTATCCGGCCGGAGTTCGAGCGCGTCAGCCCCTTCGATATTTACCCGTCACCGGACGCACGCACGCCCAACGACGGCACGCTGATCGAGCATATCCGCTACACCCGCGCCCAGCTCTACGCCATGATCGGCACGCCCGGCTTCGAAGAACGCGCCATCCGCGGAGTGCTCGAGGACTACGGCCGCGGCGGCCTGGACCAATGGCTGTGGAGCGACCAGGAGCGCCGGACACTCGAGGACCGGGACTATAGCCACCTGACCGATGACGACCGCATCGACGCGCTGCATTACTGGGGCAACGCCCAGGGCTTGATGCTCCTGGAGTGGGGCGTGCCGCCGGAAATGGTCGACGACCCCATGCGCGAGTATGAGATCGAGGCGATTCTGGTTGGCCGCCACGTTATCCGCGTGAACATCAACGACGACCCGCTGGCGCGACGCCCGTACCACAAGGCGAGCTACCAGAATAAGCCGGGCTCCTTTTGGGGCACGTCGATTCCCGAGCTGATGGCCGACATTCAGCGCATGTGCAACGCCACGGCCCGAGCCCTGGCGAACAACATGGGCATCAGCTCCGGCCCCCAGGTGGTCATGAAAACCGACCTGTTGGCCGAGGGTTCGGACGTCACGGAAATGCACCCGTGGAAGCTGTGGCAGATGAAGCAGGGCGAGATGGGCGGCCAGAGCGGCGGCGCCCCGATCGACTTCTTCCAGCCCCGGTCCAATGCCCAGGAATTGCTCGGCGTTTACGAGAAGTTCGAGATCAAGGCCGACGACGCAACCAACGTGCCGCGCTATGCCTACGGCAACGAGAAGGTGGGCGGTGCCGGGACCACGGCCTCCGGCCTGTCGATGCTCATGGAGTCGGCATCGAAGGGCATCAAGGCGGCCGTGGCCCACGTCGACCTTGGCGTATTCCGCCCGGCCATGGAGCAGCTTTGGCTGCACAACATGATGACCAGCGACGACGAGAGCATCAAAGGCGATACCGAAGTGGTTGCCCGCGGCGCCTCGGCCCTGATCGCCAAGGACGCCAAGCAGGCCAAGCTGGTCGACTTCCTGCAGCTCACGTCCAACGAGTTCGACATGCAGGCCTTGGGCCGCGATGGTCGCGCCAAGCTCCTGCGCGAGATCGCCCGTCTGATGGACATGCCCGACGACCTGATCCCCGAGGACTCGGAGATCGAGGAACAACTGTCGCAGCAGAAGCAGCAGCCGGACCCGGGCATGGTCGAGCAGCAGCGAGAGGCCGAGGAAGCCAAGGCAGAGCTTGCCTTGAAGCAGGCCGAGCTAGAGCAGGAAGGCCAGCTAAAGCGCCAGGAATTGGAACAAGACATGGCGATCGCGCAAATGAGGTACGGACATGATCGAGCTGGACAAGCCCCTGGCGGCCTCAATGGTCGCCCTGCACATGGATTCGGACTACGGACGGGTGGTGGACCGGCTCCGCAAGGACATGGATCACAGCAACCGGCGCCTGCGGTTGCTCGACGGCCCGGACCTGCACCGGGAGCAGGGCCGCGCCCAGGTGCTCGCCCGACTTATTGAATTGCACGATGACGCCCACGCGAATCTAAAGCGCATGCGTCATACGTCCTGAATTGATCGACCCCGGCGCCGCCGGCCGATCCCACGCGACCGCCCTCCGGGGCGGTTTTTTTATGCAAACCGCGCGAACCCCGTGGGGCCACGGCCCTATTGGAACCCGTAACCACGGCTCGTAGAGGTGAGAAAACGATGAGCGAAACCAGCGAAGTGCCCAATCGGGTGAAGTCCCAATCTGAAAAAGCGAACGAGTTGATGGGCTCCATGCACGTTGATCCCGGCGAACAAGAGCTGGCCGACGAGGAATCCACGCAACCCCAGGAAGCTGATGCGGGAACCGGCGACGAGAAAGATCAGCCGCCCCAGCAAGAGCACGACTGGGAACAACGCTTCCGCCAGTACAAGGCCGCCACGGATCGGACGATCCATGAGCATCGGGTGGAAATCTCCACGCTCAAGCAGCAGTTGAAGCAGGCCCAGGAAGCCAGTCAGTCCAACGAAGGCAGCGCAGAAGGCGAGGGGGCACCGGTCACGACCAACGCCGCCATCGAACGATTGCGCACCGACTTCGGCGACGAGCTGGCCGATGGGGTGCTCGCCATTGTGCAGAGCGCGAACCAGCCCGTGCAGCAGGAGATCGACCGCTTCAAGCACTCCCGCGAGATCGACGCCGATACGCGATTTTGGGACGTGCTCAAGTCGGTGGTCCCCAACTGGAAGCAGATCAACGACGACGCCGGATTCCACCAATGGCTGGCCCAGGTGGACCCGCCGAGCGGTCGCCCCCGCCAAATCCTGCTCAACGAAGCACAGCAGGCGAAGGACGGCGGGCGCGTTTCGGCGATCTTCCAAGAGTACCTGGACGCTCAACAAACCGCCCAGGGCAATGCGGAACGTCTGAACAATCGCGTCATGCCGGACAACGTGCCGGCCGGCAATGAGCCCCAGTCCCATAACGAACGCACTTGGACACGAGCCGAGATCAGCGCGTTCTACAAGGACAAGCAGATGGGGCGATTTGTTAACCGCGAGGATGATGCCGCCGCCCTGGAAAACGATCTCATGCGGGCGCAAATCGAAGGCCGAATCGTTGGCTGACGGCGCCCACACTCCTTAGAGGGCAACAACAATGGTTACTCGAGCAGCGGGTCATCCCAACTATTCCGCCTCCGGATCCGGTTTTATCCCGGAGATTTGGGCGGGCAAAGGTGTGGAGAAGTTCTACACCTCCACGGTATTCGGAGAAATCGCCAATACTGATTACGAAGGCGAAATCAGCGCCATGGGCGACAAGGTCTATATCCGCACCACGCCGGATATTGCCGTCAGCGACTATGTGCGCGGCGGTGGCCTGGACTACGGCAAGCCGTCCAGCCCGAAGGTCGAGCTGAACATCGACCAGGCCAAGTCCTTCGCCTTCCAGATCAATTCCATCGACGAGCATCAGACCGATCGCAAGCTGATGGAAGAATGGTCCGACGATGCCGGCCAGCGCATGAAGATCGCGGTCGACCGTGACGTGCTGGGCAGCATCTACGCCGACGCCTCCGACAGCAACAGCGGCTCGACCGCCGGCGCCAAGTCGGGCGATCTGGACTTCGGTTCGACCGGCGCGCCGCTGGCGCTGGTGCAGGGTGGCGCTACAACCGGCGAACGCGAAGTCATGGACTTCCTCCTGGATATTGGCCAGGGCATGGACGAGCAAGACCTGCCGGACACCGGCCGCTGGATCGTCCTGCCGTCCTGGGCCTGCCGACTCCTGAAAGGCTCGGATCTGCGCGATGCGTCGATCACCGGCGACGGCACCAGCGTTCTGCGCAACGGCCGTATCGGCATGATCGACCGCCTGACCATCTATCAGAGCAACAACCTCTCGATGGTGGACGACGGCGGCACGAACGTGACCAACATCGTCGCGGGCCACAAGGCCGGTCTGACCTTCGCCTCGCAGATGACGGACATGGAAGATCTGCCGAACCCCAACGACTTCGGCCAGCTCGTTCGCGGCCTGAACGTCTTTGGCTACAAGGTGATCGAGCCCGAGTACATCTTCCACGGGTACGCGCACAAGGCGTAATGACGTCTTGACGCAATGACGGCCGGCTCCGGTCGGCCTGACCCAAACTATCTAGGAGGCCATCAATGGCTAACGCAGACCTGACCGATCAGATGATCGGCAACGACAACGAAGGCCGGCGCCGTGTGCGCGAGGTCGAAACCGTGCTTGATTGCGCGACCAGCCCGCGTGAAGCGAACGACGTGGTCAACCTGTTCCCCGTCAAGGCGGGCCAACGCGTGCTCCATACCCGCGTGGTCGTGGAAACCGCCGAGGGCGCGGCCGTCACGCTCGACGTGGGCGACGGCGCCGGCGCCAGCGGCTACCAGTCTGCCGTGAATGGCAACGTCGTGGCTGCTACCGACATGGCCCTGGCGCTCACCGAGGGCGCGCCCAACACGGTCACGGGCTACACCGGCGGCAAGACCTACGCCGCCGATGACACCGTCGACATGGTGTTCAGCGCCGCGGCCAGCGCCGCGAAGATCAAGGTACAGGCGCTGATAGCCGACTTCGCGTAATCCCATAGGCGCCTGGCGACGGGCGCCTTCCCTATTCGCAGCATCAAGGAGGTGGGCGCATGGCTCGCTATCTCAAGAACCCGAAAACCGGGCGCATCTACATTGCGACCGACCCACTGAAAAAGCGTGGCGACATGGTCGAGTGCGCCGCCCCGCCAAAGCCTGGCAATACCCAGCGCAAGGTCGAGGTTAAGGCCGACAAGCCCAAGGACGACAAGCCCCAGGACGAAGGCACTGACAAGTCGACCGATGAAGGCAACAACGAAGACACCGTCGAAGGCGTCGATGCCGATCTGATCGCGCGCATCGAGGAATCCGAGGACGCCGACGAGCTGCGCGGCATCGCCAAGGCGCACTTCGATGTCAACCTGCCCGGCACCATCACGAAGGTCGACACCCTGCGCAACAAAGTGCTGGTGATGGCGCGTGAAGGCTAACGACCTGCTCGCCAAGCTGGGCCGGGCGCTGAACGACACGGATCACCGGCGCTGGACGGCCGACGACCTGCGCGGGTATCTCACCGATGCCCAGCGGGTGATCGTGGGCGTTCTGCCGGATGCCAACCGCGTCACCGAAACGGCCAAGATGGCCCGCGGTACGCGCCAGGCATTGCCGGCCGGCGGCACCATGTTGCTCGGCAATGGCCGGAACATGGGCCAGGAAGGCAAGACCCCGGGGCGCGTGGCCACGGTGGTCGACAAGGGCGACATGAACGCGGTCGATCCCAACTGGACCGCCGAACGGGCATCCATCCGGGTGCGGCACCTGGTCGTCGACGAGCGCAATCCGCGCGTGTTCGACACCTACCCGCCGCAACCGGAGTCACCGGGGTACATCGAGCTTGCCTACGCCAAGCTGCCGGACACGGTGAGTGCGTCGACGTCCGACCTGGAGCTGGCCGACGTCTACGAAACGCCCGTGGTCGAGTACGCCCTGTACCTGGCGCACGCGGTCGACAGCGAATCGGCCGAGCAAACCATCGCCCAGGCCCACTACCAGCAATTCACGTCGCTACTCGGTGCGATCGAGAAAGGCGAAGTGACCGACATGGAGGGCTCGCGCCGTGCCGCAAATCAGTGAGCTTGCCGACACGCTCCTACTGGACGCGCCCGGGGCGCCACTGCCCCTGATCGAACGGGAATTGCGCGAGGCCGCCCGGGAGTTCTGCCAGAAAACGCTGGTGTGGCGACACCTGGGGGATGCGGCCGAGTTCAAGGCCGGGCAGTCCGTCATCGACCCGGACTTGCCGGGCGAGAGCGAATTGACCTGGGTGAACTGGCTTTCCATCAACCAGCAGACCGTGCCGGCGATCGGCATGGGCGAGGTGCCGCCGGATCTGCCCGACACCGGCCCGGTCGATGCCTACCGCGTCGACTGGCCGGAGATCGTCCTGATGCCCACGCCGGCCGAGGGCGGCACGTTTCAGGCCGCCGTGATCGTGCGCCCGTCCGTCGATGCCCGATCGCTCCCCGATGCCCTGTGGGCCGACTGGAGCGACGGCATCAAGAGCGGGGCGATTGCCCGACTCACCGACACGCCCGGCCGCAAGTGGAGCAACCCCCAGGTGGCCGCCTACCACCAACAGCGTTTTGCCCAGGCCATGGCTCGGGCTCGCAACGCCGGCGATCGCGGCGGCGGGGTGCGCTCCATGCGCATTCAGTCCCGACCGATGGCCTGACCCTTTCACCCATTGACCTAAGCAGCCGCCCACGGGCGGTTTTTTTGTGCCCGGAGGAAACCCATGAGCGCATTTTCCGATTATCTCGAAGGCGAAGTCATCAACGCCACACTTCGCGGCGGCGCCTACACCGGCGGCCTCGTGCATGTCGCGCTGTTCACCACCGACCCCACTGATGCAGACACCGGCACCGAGCTTGCTGACAGTGGTTACGCCCGACAGGTAGCCGGCGACCCGGCATCAGCCGGCTTTGACGCCCCAGGCGCCACCACCGGCAAGACCGCCAACTCGTCGACCATCACCTTCCCGGCCATCGTCGATGCCCAGGTCACGGTCACGCATTGGGGCATCTACGACGCCGGCACCGTCGGCAACCTGCTCTATCACGCCCCGCTGACCAACAGCAAGACGCTCGACCCGTCCGACGTGCCGAGCTTCCCGGCCGGCGCACTGACCGTCACCCTGGCGTGATCTGATCCGTGCTTAACGGACAGCAACTAAACGGGGCGGCGCTCAACGGATCATCCGATCTTGGGCTTCGCTCCCTTGCCGGTGAGGCCACGGCGACCGCGTCGCTTGCCGCCTCCCCGGCCTTCATTCGATCGGCGCACGTCGACGCCCTGGCGACTGCCAGCGGCGCACAGACGGTGCTGTTCCGCACCACCGACGCCTATGGCGCGGCCACGGCCTACGCGACGGCCTACAACAACGCCACGCGCTTTCAGATCCGCTTTGACGGCCAGGCCATAGCGAAATCAACCGCCTCCGGCTACTCCGAGGCGACCGTGCCGATTTACGGCGCCGGTCGCGGGGAAGCCTCACTCGAGGCGGTATTCGCCGGCATCGTCATCAACGGCGACGCCACGGCCACGGCAAACGCCACCGCCAAGGCCGACTGGCTCCAGCGGATCTACGGCCAGGCCGACGCCAGTGCCACGGCATCCGTCCCGGCGCTCGACGTCACGCGCAACTTCGTCACCACGGCGTATGCGGCCGCGTGGGCCATGGGCGAGCCCGCGGTCAACAACACCATCGACTGCATGGGCGTGGCCGGCGCTGCGGCCACGGGCGAAGCCGACACGCTAATCCAAGCCCTGATGCACTCCGATGCGTCGTGCTCGTCCAGTGCGAGCGGCTTTGTCACGCGGCGGATCAAGGCACATGGCTCGGCCGGCGGCGTTGCCTCGCTTTTCGATGCGCTGGAAATCAAGCCTGGGCTGCACGGCCTGGCGACCGTCGCCGCCCAGGTAAACGCGACCTTGTTCCGCGAGACACTTGCCTCCGGCGATGCCGTGGCCCGCGTGTTGAGCAACACCAGGCTGGCGCGAACAGCCCACTCAATGGAGGGGCTCGCCAGCGCGAACGCCAACGCAGAATCTGCCGGGATTTACACGATCAACTACCTGGCATCTGGTTTGCGCGCCAGCGCCCGGGCCGACGGCGTGATGATTCGCGTCGTTGGCCTGGCGGTAGACGGACTGGCATCGGCCAATGCCATCGGCGGGGTCGTCACCAACGCCTATGCCCGCGCGCCGATGTTCCGCACCGTCCTGGTGCTGCCGGATAGCCCGGGATTCACCGTCGCCCCCGAGCAAACGCAAGTGAGAGTGACCTGATGCAGAAGTTCGAGAAGCAACCCTACGACGTGCGCGATTTCGACGTCGAAATGCTCGATTGGTTCGACTCGGTCGCGCCCGGGGACGACATTCAATCGGTCACGGCCAGCGTTACCGAAACCGGCGTCGACCCGGACCTGGTGCTCGGCCCGCAGCCCCAGCCGGAAACCCAGTTGATCGGATCGCAGCCCACCGCCTTCAAGGTGTGGGTCGGCGGCGGCGTGGACGGCGTTACCTACCAAGTGACCTGCCAGGTGCTCACCGAGGGCGGCCGGAAGAAAGAGGTCGACTTCAAGATCAAGGTCAAGGAGCAGTAAGGCATGGCAACCCAGCTTTTCGCCAACAACGCGATCGCAGCGATTGATGCGCCGGTAGCGGCAATCGACACGACCATTTCCGTCAACGACGCGAGCCCGTTCCCCAGCCTTGGCGCCGACGAGTTCTTTCTGCTGACGCTGTACCGGATCGTCGAAGGCAAGGAGCGGGATCACGAGATCGTCAAGGTGACAGGCGTTTCCCTCAACACGCTGACGGTAGAGCGCGCACAGGAAGGCACGACAGCCGGCACGTTCGCCATTGGCGACTCCTGCCAACTTCGGCTCACCGCCGAATCAGCCGCCCGGTTCCGAGACAACGTGATT